AAGAAAATTGTACGAGGATATTTTAAGGAGTGAGAGGGAATATCCGAGACAGACAGCAGGAGGAAAACAATATGTTGAAAAAGGTGTTTAAGCTTAAAGAAAATCACACCGATGTCAAAACTGAGATTCTTGCAGGTATTACGACATTTATGACGATGGCGTATATCCTGGCAGTCAATCCAAGCATTCTTTCCGCAGCGGGTATGGATCAGGGGGCAGTCTTTACTGCAACAGCACTTGCATCACTGATCGGTACGCTGTGTATGGCAGTATTCGCAAATTATCCATTTGCACTTGCACCTGGTATGGGACTGAATGCTTACTTTGCTTATACTGTAGTAATTGGTATGGGCTACTCATGGCAGACTGCACTGACTGCAGTATTTGCAGAGGGTATTATTTTCATTATTCTTTCCCTGACGAATGTCAGAGAAGCGATCTTCAATGCGATCCCAGCTTGTCTTAAGACAGCAGTCAGCGTTGGTATCGGATTATTTATTGCATTTCTTGGACTTCAGAATGCCAATATCGTTGTCGGAGGATCTACTCTGGTACAGCTCTTCTCCGTAGATGCATATAATCAGGCAAATGGAGTGGAAGCAAGCTTCAATAACGTTGGAATTACTGTACTTCTTGCAATCATAGGTGTGCTGATCACAGCAATCATGGTGATTAAGAACATCAAAGGAAATATCCTTTGGGGGATCTTGATCACATGGATACTTGGAATCATCTGCCAGATAGCAGGTCTTTATGTACCGAATCCGGAGATCGGATTCTACAGTCTGCTTCCGGATTTCAGTTCCGGACTTGCAATTCCAAGCCTTGCACCGGTATTTGGAAAGCTTGATTTTAAGAATGTATTTTCACTGGAATTCGTTGTTGTAGTATTTGCATTCCTTTTCGTAGATCTTTTTGATACACTCGGAACTCTGATCGGTGTATCTACAAAGGCAGGCATGCTTGACAAAGACGGAAAGCTTCCGAGAATCAAAGGAGCACTGATGGCAGATGCGGTTGCAACTACAGTTGGAGCAGTACTTGGAACTTCTACAACAACAACATTCGTAGAGAGTGCTTCTGGTGTAACAGAAGGAGGACGTACAGGTTTAACATCCCTGACAACAGCGATCCTGTTTGGAATTTCCCTTTTCTTATCACCAATCTTTCTTGCAATTCCGTCCTTTGCGACAGCTCCGGCACTGATCATCGTCGGCTTCTATATGCTGAGCAATGTGGCAGGAATTAACTTCAGTGATTACAGCGAAGGAATTCCGTGCTTTATCTGTATCGCGGCAATGCCATTCTGCTACAGTATTTCAGAAGGTATTTCCATGGGAGTGATTTCTTATGTAGTAATTAACGTACTTACAGGAAAAGCAAAAGAAAAGAAGATCAGTGTACTGATGTATGTACTGGTGATACTGTTTATCCTGAAATATATTTTCTTATAAGATGATGATACCAGGGTCAAAAAGGTCAGAAAGCCGATGCAAGCTTGCTTAGCAATGGAGCAATCTGATTACACCAGTGAGCGGCAAAATTTATTTTTGACACTCACATCATAAGATAAAAAGAATATGGGGATATGTGAAAGCACAGGGACTGTCCGGTAACGGATAGGATTCTGTGCCTTTTGCGTGTCAGAATCGGTGCCGGGTGAGATACTTTGGATTGACTAGCACCCGTACAAATTGCTATAATGGAAAAAGACAAAACAGAGAATCACAGGGGAAAATATATGAATTTACTGACAATGGAACATGTATCCAAAGCCTATACGGATCGTGTGCTTCTGGATGATGTGGGATTTGGAATCAATAAAAATGAAAAAATCGGTGTGATCGGAGTCAACGGAATGGGTAAATCCACTTTGCTGAAAATCGTTGCCGGAATCGAAGAAAGTGATGCCGGAACGATCAGCATGGGGAATCAGGTGAAGATCTGCTATCTTCCGCAGACGCCGGTATTTGAAGCAGGAACAACAATTCTTCGCGCGGCAACAGAAGGAAATTATGATGAGCTGAACCGCTGGACGATCGAGGCAGAAGCAAAGTCTATGCTGAATCAGCTTGGATTTACCGATTATGATGAAAAGATTGAGTATATGTCCGGCGGACAGAAGAAAAGGGTTGCACTTGTCCGGGCACTTTTAACACCGGCAGACATTCTGGTCCTTGACGAACCGACGAACCATTTGGACAATGAGATGTCCGAATGGCTGGAAGAATATCTGATCCAGTTCCGGGGAGCGATCCTGATGGTTACGCATGACCGTTATTTCCTGGACCGTGTGGTAAATCGTATCGTGGAAGTTGATCATGGAAAATTATATAACTATCCAGGCAATTATTCCGAGTTTGTGCGTCTGAAAGCCGAGCGTCAGAACATGGAGCTTGCCACAGAACGTAAGAGAAAAAGCCTTTTGCGTACGGAGCTGGAATGGCTACACCGCGGCGCAAGGGCGAGAAGTACCAAACAGAAAGCGCATATTGACCGGATTCATGCTATGCAGGAAATGAAAGATATTCAGGAAGAAAAGCGAGTAATGCTGGATTCTGTGGCTTCCCGTATGGGGAATAAAACAATCGAACTTTCCGGAATCTGCAAATCTTATGGAGAAAAGAAGCTGATCGAAGATTTCTCTTATATTTTTCTGAAGAATGACCGAATCGGAATTATTGGACATAATGGATGTGGAAAATCGACGCTGCTCAAGATTATCAACGGGATCATAAAACCGGATGTCGGAACTATTGAAATTGGACAGACAATCAAGATTGGCTATTTCTCGCAGGAGAATGAATATATGGATGAATCCGAGCGTGTCATTGATTATGTAAAAGAAGCAGGTGAGTACATTGCAACTTCTGACGGGAAGATTACCGCGTCCCAGATGCTGGAACGATTTCTTTTTGACGGGGCAATGCAGTGGTCGAGGATCGAAAAGTTATCCGGAGGCGAGAAACGGAGACTTTATCTACTACGTGTTTTGATGGAAGCACCAAATGTACTGATCCTGGATGAGCCAACCAATGATCTGGATATCCAGACGCTGACAATCCTGGAGGATTATCTGGATCATTTTGATGGTATTATTCTGATTGTATCCCATGACCGGTACTTCCTGGATCGTACTGTCAGTCGTATTTTTGCATTTAATGGAGGTGGGAAAATCCGCCAGTCGGAAGGTGGATACTCCGATTATCTGATCCGTGTGGAGCTTGAAAAACCGAAAGACGGACAGACAATTGCAGAAAATATGTCAGATGCAGCTTCTGCACAGACCGGTGAGTCTGACAGCAAAAAGACCTGGAAGCAGCGGGAAAAAAAGCTGAAATTTTCTTATAAAGAACAGCGGGAATACGAGACGATCGATGAGGATATCGCAAAGCTGGAAGAGAAGATCGAAAAGCTGGATCGGGAGATGGTTAAGAATGCCACCAATTCCGTGAAGTTGTCCGAACTTATGAAAGAGAAGGAAGAAACAGAGACAACACTGGAAGAAAAGATGGACAGATGGGTGTACTTGAATGATCTTGCTGAGCAGATAGAAAATCAGTAAAGTGATTGACAGATTTACAGATGATAAAGTATAGGTAGTGAGAATCATATCAATGTATTCGAAGGAGGAGAGGTATATGATGTGGAATAGAGCAGAACTTAAAATGAGAGGCAATATGGCATTTAAGAAGAATTATGTGTCAGCCGTTGTAGTTGCGCTTCTGATGGGAATCTTTGGCACAGTCTCTGGCGAATCCAGTGCAAGACGGGTAAGTGAGAATTCAGATATATATAGTGGAAATTTATTTAATGTGGGAATGATTACCGGATTGCTTGCAGGAATCGAAACGGTAGTAATACTGATTGTCCTTGTGGCAAAAGTATTTGTAGGTAATCTCCTGAAAATGGGTGGATACCGGTTCTTTATCCTGAACCAGACTGCACAGCCGGGAATCGGAACATTGCTTGACGGTTTCCGTTCCGGACATTATGTTAATATTGTTCTTACCATGTTTTTAAGAGATTTATTTACTACACTTTGGAGTCTGCTTTTGGTGGTACCTGGAATCGTTAAGCATTATGAATATCTGATGGTACCATATATTATTGCTGAGAATCCGGCAATGGATTACAAAGAAGCATTCCAGATCAGTAAACAGATGATGGATGGAGAAAAAATGGAAGCATTTATCATGGATCTGTCATTCCTTGGATGGTATCTGCTGAGTGCGGTTACCTGTGGACTTCTTGCAATTTTTTATGTAAATCCGTATGTACAGGCATCCTTTGCGGAGATGTACACATTCAATAAGCAGAAGGCTTATCAGGAGGGATATATCCGGTAAGAGTTTCAAAAGGATAAATTTTAAAATGTAAGAATAGAGCGCAGACGCTGGCTTAAAATGAAGCGTCTGCGCTTTTATTTAGTGGGCGGCCTTCTCCGCAAAGGTAGTCGTAACTAGTTCTTCATAAGGAACACGCTCTTTCAGCTCACCGGAGTTTTCCAGAATATCCTGCAGCAGATTGAAGCTTTCTTCGTTGAAGATCAGATCCGATTTCCAGGTGTCTTGTTCGTAGTAACGGCTGACAATGGTTGTAATTGTAGCGAGATCGGTTTCCTTGAACTGTGGTGCAATGACTTTTGCAATCTCTTCCGGAGTGTGGGACTGAACGAAATCCATTCCTTTTTGCAGGGCATTGGTGAATTTCTGGATGATGTTCGGATTAGCATTCAGATAACTTGTTTTGGCACTATAGGCGGTGTATGGGACATAGCCGGAATCAACGCCGAGAGAAGCAACGACATAACCGGAATTTTCCGCTTCAAGGGCAGTAGCGCTCGGTTCAAATTCGATGGTATAGTCTGCCTGCCCACCGGAAAATGCAGCAGCGGTTGAACCGAAATCAATACTCTGGTTGATAGAAAGATCCTTCTGTGGATTAATTCCGTTTTTTTTCAAAATGTATTCAAAGACCATTTCCGGCATGCCACCTTTTCTTCCGCCAAGAACGTCTTTTCCTTTCAGATCATCCCATGAAAAATCCGGCATTTCTTCACGTGCGACCAGAAAGTTTCCGGCGCGCTGCGTAAGCTGCGCGAAGTTTTTGATGACATCATTTGCACCCTCCTGGTAAGTATAAATCGAAGATTCACTTCCCATAAAGCCAATATCTGCCTCACCGGAGAGGACGGCGGTCATAACTTTATCCGCCCCAAACGGAGTCAACAAGTTAGTACAAGACGCTATAAGAAATCAACAGAGTCGACAGTATGATCAGTGTTCAGGTGAATCTCCCGGATAATAGAATGCCAGAAGGCTCTGCGGTTTTCTTGGGTTAAATTGTAGTACATTGTTCTAAAGTCTGTATTCAGCAGCTCTTCCAGATAAGCATAATCAGGTTCTAATTCCGGAGCCACATTTAACAATTCATTCAGTTTGTTTTCAATCCGGTCATATTCCTTACTGTAATAATCCCATTCGATTCTTCCTTTCTGGAAGAGAAGATTTAATCGTTCTAATTCTTTCTGAAGCTTTTCCGGAGTCTGAACTTTCTTCTTTTTTTCTTGTTCCTTTTCAATTTTTTCACATTTTATTTTAAATTTATTGTATTCGTATTCCAGATGATCAATCAGGTATTGTTCTATGAGATTTTGACTTACCATGTGCTTGTATGTACATTTGTGATCAATAAAAGCTTTATTGCATCGGTAATAGCAGTATACTTTTTTGGCACCGGTTTTCCTGTTGATAATGGACGAACCGCCTCTTGCGCTAAGCCTGCGTCCACAGATCGGACAATTTATCATGCCACTGAAAAGATAAATCCGGCCAGAAGGAGCACGCTTAACATTTGCGTTCTGTATTTCCTGCAGATTGTTCCATTCAGATTCTGTCAGGTAAGCAGGGCAGTATGGAATCCCGCGATAGGTTCCTTTGTAAAATTCACTTGATAGCAATGTTCGCATATTCGCCCATGTGAAATTCGGATCATAATTTTCCTGAATATAGCGCATGGAAAGCCCTTTTGCATGGTGCTTAAAGAAAAAACGATAAAAGGCATTTACAGTGTCTTCTCGATCAGGATCTTTTACCATGCGTTTTACGCCGTCAATGATTCCGGATTTATAACCATATCCCATATTTACATCACCGAAGATCAGCTTTCCTTGTCGGATAGATGCTTCATTTACGAATTTGATACGTTCACTGGTGGTATCAACTTCATTCTGGCCAATAGATAAGACTACATTCAGCTGCAACCGTCCATCCCTGGTTTCCATATTGATTCCTGGTTCACTGGTGCTGATCCAGCGGACGTTATTATCGTCAAGGACTTCCTGGACCTTATAAAAATCAGACAGGTTACGGAACCATCTGTCAATTCGCCAGAAGATGATCACATCAATTTTTCCGGCTTTTACGTCCTCAAGCAGGGAATGGATGGCTTTTCTCTTTTTTAATTCTTTACGGGCAGTTTTACCCTCGTCAGCATAAACTCCAGCAACGGTCATATTATGTTCTTTGGCGTAATTGGTCAGGTATTGTTTTTGTGCTTCCAAGGATTTACCATGCATCATTTGTTCAGCGGTAGACACACGGATGTAAATGGCGCAGCGTTCAATTTTACTTGGCATATTATATCACCTTTCTCTTCAATATACGTAAAAATGAGTATAAAAATAACAGCCAGCAGAAGAACATGAGTTCTGCTTGCGGTGGCTGCCCGAAGATGATACACTATATTTTGAACGTACTGGTGTATCCTTCGGGGCATTAGTCTTGAGCCGTTCCTGTTGGCGCAGGAGCGGTTTTCTTTTTTATTTCAGTAAATCTGCAATGCAGATTTTTAAATCGCTGTAGATTCCCACACTGATTTCTTCATCAAAAGAATATTGCGTAGAATCTTCTGGCTCACCAAAACAGTAGACTTGAACGATCCGTGTCATTGGGTTAACAATCCAGTATTCGCGGACACCGGCTGTCCGGTACTTAAATAATTTTGTGAGATAATCCATGCGCTGGCTGCTTGGCGATACAATCTCAATGATGAAATCAGGAGCACCATTGCATCCTTTGTCATTCATTTTACTTGGATCGCAAATTACAGAGATATCTGGTTCAACATAATTATAACTATCCTGATTAAGAAAAACAGCAAATGGAGCAGGATAAACCTCACAGGAACCGCCATTTGATTTGATATAATTTTGAAGAGCGGTAGTAAATAATGCAACAAGTTTCTGATGCAGTGGACTCGGTGGAGCCATATTGTAGATCTGACCATCAATCAGCTCGGCGCGTTGTCCCTCTGGGAGAAGATAGATATCTTCAACTGTGTAAGTGTTTGGTTTTGGTAATGGCATGTGATCACGTCCTTTCTTAACTAATAATATACAAGGTTTTTGTACAATCTATTCTCGATTGAAATGTGCCATTCTATCTATAAATTTTTGCTCAATTTCAGTGAGAGCAATTATAGCTGAATCAAACATTGTTTCTGAAAATACCAACGTCTTGTCTTTTAATTGGAATTCCCCATTTGATATTGTAGCCATTTGGTATTCAAGCCAAGACCAGCCATTTTTCTTATATTCATCAGGCAAAGGAAAGCCATCATTTTTATTATACTTTAATAAGTTTTCTTCCATATGCTCAAGAGTGTTACGCATTAACCGTATATCGTCTACGGTTTCTAAATCAAGAAAAATATCTTTCTTTTGTTTGTCCCATAGTAATTCATAAAGTTCGCCCTCTAATTTGTAGCATTTATCTAATGCAATAAGAAGATAGTGAATATCTGAAAATATTAAATTAAAGTCAATTTCTTCTTCCAAGTGTACAGTTCGGCTTCCCATATCTTTTTGCTGTTGAGCCCAATCTTCAATCCTGTTATACTGCCTTATGCATGTATTGAGATATCTTCCGGCAGCAAAATATAAAGCATTAATCTTATGAAGAAAGTTGTAATCTTGATGGGGTGAGGGTATAATACTTATATCAAAATTGTGTTTTAAATAGTTTACGTATTCCATGCGACGCTCCTTGGAGGTGATACTGTGTTAATAGCAAAAGTAACATTTACCGATGTTGACGGCAAATCAATATGTGAAAATTATACAGGACGAGATGTTGAGGATCTGATTGATCGTGTAGGGTACAACATATCTGATGAATACAATTACCCACGCCCAAAGAATCCAAAATTCAAAGGATTGAACGGTGTAATTGATATTAATAAACCGATTAATATTTTAATCACCTCAGATGCTTATTATGAATAGGTTTATGCTCCGCTTTTATTATTCTGTCTGCTACGGTTATACCAATTTCATCACCGACAACTGTGGTATAAAATACACCACATAATTATCTACCTGCTTGCATATCCCGTACTTATTCCGGTAACATTCAATGCATTCTTCCAGAAATTCTTCTGTCACTTCCAGATATTCTGCAATTTCAAACCGGTTCTGGCAGCCATGCTCAAAGGCTCGTACCAGTCCGATCAGACCGATCTGCTTGTTGTATGCCCAGAGCCTTGCCTGACGTTCCTGTTTTCGGTTGGCAGCAGATGTCAAGTCAAGAATATTGCCAACGGAAGTGTAGTGGTGTCCGAGTTCTTCAGCAAGAACACAGGATTTTTCTGCGGTAGTGCCAACAGATGTATTGATAGCAATATTTCCATTGATGTAAAATCCTTTTAAATTATCTTCACCAAGATAGTAATCATGAATCTTCACATTACTATCAAAGGCTTCTTGTTCTAAGTGTTCTAATTTATTCAAACTTTATCCCTCCCAGCATTAAGTGCAGCATAAGAGCTGTTCTGTTTATGGGATTTGCTTTGTATCTTCCTGTTTTACAAATTTGGCAAAAGATTCTATACGGCTCCATTGTTCTTTGGTGAAATCTTTGCCATCGAGATGAGCTGCCATAGTAATAGGCTTGGAGCTTTCCCATCCCATCAGATAAGCTGGCGATACGCTAAGTGCGTCAGCAATTTCTTCTAATTTGTCTACAGGCATGTTTTTTATATATCCAGTTTCGTATCTTTGAAGCGTAGATTTACTGATGCCAACTTTTTCGGATAAAGTCTGATATGACATATTAAGCTCTTCGCGTCTGGTTTTCATTCGTTTCATTATATCTTGCATTTTTTCACTTATTTCTTTTTCGCTCATATTGCTACCTCCGTATAATGCCATTATAAACTATTTTTTCATATTTGCAACATATATTTAAAAAACGTTAAAGAAATGTTGCATATATGGGTTGACAGCCTTATGGAAAAGGTGTAGTATACAAATATCCTAAATATGCAACGAAAGGAAGTGGAGAAATGTCATTTGATAAATTAAAGGGGAAGATGGCAGAAGCGCATGTTTCACAGGCTAAATTATCAGGATATCTTGGTATTACTGTGCAATCTCTGAATGCAAAGTTAAATGGGAGAACACAATTTACATTGGAAGAGGCTGTTAAGATTACTGAATTTTTAAATCTGAAAGATCCTGTAGATATTTTTTTTGCTCCGAGCGTCCCAAAAATGCAACACAGTAATGAGAGTGGTGAGTAGAAAAAATGAGGTGATGGAAGAGAATGAACATTTGCGAAGCAACAAAGAAAGCACTGGAAGAAAACAAGTGTATAAGAGAGAAACCTTATAAGGTAAAAGTAAAACCTATAAAGGGAGATGTCGGGACAATAATGGGACTGGATGGGAGCCATCCTGTTAAAGGATGGCAGCCAACAGCCAGAGAATTGGTTTCTGAGTCGTGGGAAGTTATGGAATAAATTGAGCCAGAAAATTTACGACATTAAGAAGAGTTTCCTTTTTCTGGTTTTCCATGGTGACGATAGCTTTATCAGTAAGAGAGGAATCATAAATAAAATCACTGGCATGATGATTATCAAGATAACCATTGCGCCCTAATTCGCACATACAATCATCGACATCAGAAACGGACCAATCAGGGAAAAGCAATTTCTGAACAGATTCAGATGAATCAAATTCTTTTGAAGCACTGCGGGAAAGACCGTTAGAACGGCGTAGACAATATTCTTTGTATAGGTGATAAAGAACGGTTTTTGACTCTTTTGTGAGCATAAGGGATCTCCTTTCTCTAGTACTCGGCACGGCAATGCCTGTATTTAAAAGTATAGGAGGAAATCGAATTATTTGCAACAGATGAAAGTAGTGAGTAGAAAAGTGGGGTGAGGAAAATAAAAACATCTGAAATTATTATGACGGTAATTGTTTGTGTGTTTGCAATTGCTGGTATAGCAATAACACAAAAATTAGAGCCACACAACAAGATATACACTGCGTGGATTGGATCTGCCGTAGCTGTGTATATGTTTTTGGCGGCTCTTAAGCTTATTTCGTAGGTTCAAACAAAAAAGACGGTTTGGTTTCTTCCAGATCCTTTTGCAGAATCAAACACACGGAAATCAATTTGGCATTGTATTCTGATAAGTTATTTTCGGAGATGCCGGAAGTAGTAAAGTTTGAGCCAACATAATCAATGAAACCAAGCAACCCTTTTCGACTTTCATCATTGCAATAAAGAAGCGCATTATTTGCACTGGCAGTAACAGCAGCGAGAGAAGAAAAATAACTGGAGTTTGATATATAGTCATTCGCAGCTTTGATAAAATCGGCAAAAACTTTTTTCTTATCAGAATAGTAAGTGTTTAGCTGAATCGATTCAGCTTGCTGTAAAAGCTCCAATTTTCGGATTTGCTGATCATGCGCTAAGTTATCTTCATGGATTTTTGATTGATGTTTGTTATTAACAAGTGCAATTCCAACTGATGAAATAATGGAGCTTATTGATAAAATTCCGGCAATTGTTAAATCTAAATTGAATGTCATGGAAAGCCTCCTTTCACAAATACTCGGCAGGGGCAGTGCCTGTATTTAAAAGTATAGGAGAAACAAAAATTATTTGCAACAGATGAAAGCGGCGAGTAGAAAAGTGAGGTGAGAGTAGATGAAAGCAAAAATTGTAAAAGTAATCAGAACAGACACTGTAGAGGGAAAAGGAACAGAAGAAAGTCCAGTATGCAGCGTGAGAAGATACTGGACTTTAGAAGGAGAACTGATTTCAGAGCAAATATTGATGGGAGGAAAAGATCCTAAGGAGTAACTAATTTTAAAGCAGCTTCGTATGCCAAATCAGCATCTATAAATGTAATAAAGGCATCGGCAAAGGCTTTTAATTCCTTAAGCGTGTAGTCGGGATGCTGTCGTACATAGTGGGTTTCATCGTTGCCGAGCCAGGTTGCAGCACGGGCGAGAGTGGTAAGACGATCATCTTTAATGTAATTTGAGATACATGCGCCAAGAGTTGCTTTGAGGATAGCGTCCTTGGAATTCGGAGATTTATGAATGGTATAGTCTTTAACTAAAAATTCAATGGCTTTGCGATAACCAATACCACAAATTTGATCTAATCCCAGCGACTCAGCGAGAGCAGCTTGCGTATAAATAGATACAAAATCAGGGGAAAGCGAAGTAATCGCTTCGGAAAAATTCTGTTCACAGGATTTGACGGGAGAACTTGATGCGTAAATAAAACCATCTCCGTTTTCTTCGTCGAATGGGTGTTTGGAAATAAAACATTCATCACAATTTTGACAGTGATTGAAAGTATAAACAATGTCCTCTTCCGTATCATCGTGATCAACACATACTGCATAAAGAAGATCTGGAAAAAGAGAAACCCCACAGCAAGGGCAGGAAGAAGATAATTCGACATTTTCCCTACGTTTTTGAGAGTCGCTTAAATAAGTTGTGTTTATAAGATATTTCATACTGCATTGTCCTTTCGCTATTTTTTAGAAAATTATACCAGACAAGAGCGGGACAAATCAACAAGTACAACCAGCACCGCATAAACTTCAATAGAAAGTAGGTGGTAAGCATGAAACCTGATATCGAAAAAATCATACAAGTGATGATTTCTTTATTGGAAGAACAGGAAAAAGTGAAAATTACATATACCATTGAGAAAACCGCGTAAGCGGTACCAGTTGGACAAGCAAAGGAGGGATAAGAGATGTTTTACAAGATCGCAAAGACACTCAGCGTAACGGCAAGCATTACCGGAATCTTGATGATGGCTGGTGCATGCTCAGTGAAAAGTCAGGAGCTGTTTTACTTATATGCAGCACTTGGAATCACAACATTTACTACCGGAGCATTTGCACTGGAATATTTCCGGATACGGGAATGGCAGTACCGGAAAAGGAAAATAAGGGAGGCGAGGGAACATGCCAGAAGAAAAGCAGCGTAAGAGCATCCGAGTAGGAGAGATCGACAAGATGATCGAAACACTTGAATCTCTGGAAAGAGTAGACAAGACTGCGGATTACCACAAACGGATGGCGATCGCATATCTGAAGAATTTTGCAGATTGCCTGGATGATAAAGGTGTAAAGACAATAAAAGTGCAAGGATAAAGGAGGACAAGAAGTGAAAACAGTAAAAGTAACACCGGATAACATTATTTCAGTAATTGATGTAGATTTTGATAATTTCCGTGATCTGCAGAAAGCAGTCGGCGGACATTTTGAAACTGTAAGCACAAAAACCCTGTATGAGACATTTAAAATGCCGATGATCATGCTGGTTGATGAAGACGGGATAATGAAACAGAAAGAAGTAAATCGTCTGGGAAGCTATTTCTACGACGCAGATAGACACGGATGGCCAATCTTAGGAGATGTTGTATTTGCAATCGCAGCCGGAGAGGATATCGAGGCACCATCAGATGCAGAAGCATTAAAGATATTCCTGAAAATGAATTTTTCATATTTAAAAGAAGAATAAAAAACGCTTGCGAAAAGAAATATCGCAAGCGCCGCAACCATAAAGGTACACGAATAATCTAAGCACTTATAGTGTACCTTTTAGCGGCTGGAAAGTCAAGTATTTACAGGGCGACCGCCCTTTTTAATAACTTGATAAGACTATTAAAGTTATGAGGACACGCTATGAGAATCAGACGAGTGACATATGATTTGGGAAACGTAATAGAGAGACAGGAATATCTGGACGGAAGGTATGGAGCACCGGGAGAGAAGAGAGCCAAAAAGAAGAAAGCCACACCGGAGGAAGTGGAGCAGGTCAACCAATGGACCAGAGAGAGGAAAGCCAGACACAGACTCCGGATGTATTTCAAGGTCAATGACTACTTTTTTACCTTAACATATCCAAAAGAAGAACGTCCGCCAGACATGAAGCAGGCAAAACAGGACTTTAAAGAGTTTTACCTATTCTGCAAGAAGGAATACAAGAAAAGAGGACAGGAGCTCCGCTGGATCCGCAATATCGAATGCACTCCATCCGGCAACTGGCACATCCACGTAGTCCTGAACCGAATCCCGGATACCGATCTGATCATAGCTGAAGCGTGGAAGCATGGGAAAGTTCGGAATAAGCAGTTACTCTATGAAAAGGGAGAGTTCCGGAAGCTGGCGCAATATGTTACCAAAAACGAGAAAACCCAGAAAAAATACGTGGATGAGGGCGTACTGGATCATGAGATTGCAGAAGCCAATTTTTCTACGTCTCGGAACATGCCGCTTCCAGAACCCAAAACAAAGATTTTATACCGGTGGCCGAAAGAACCAAAACCGCCGAAGGGATATTACATAGTAAAGGATTCTTTTTACGAAGGGATCAACAAAGCAACCGGATTCCCGTACAGACACTACGAAATGATCCGGATAAGGAGAGAAGATGAAGATAGAACTATACACAGAGGTAAACTTCCGGGGACCAACCGCAAAAAACGGAAAGTGCATCGCTCTGGTGGAGTGCGAGACTAAGAAAGGACCGGCAGTGAAAGCACAGATCGAGACCGAACAGAACACGACCTACCACAGAATGAGCATGATCGCTATCCTTGTCGGCCTGAGAATGCTCCGACCGTGTGAAGTGACTGTCTACACGCCGGATCAGTTCCTGGTCACAACCATAAACGAAGGAAATATGGACAAATGGAAACGGGAAGAGTGGCGCAGACCACATGGAAAAGAGATCAAGAACAAAGAACTCTGGCAGGAGCTGTATGAGCAGACACAAAAACACCGTGTAACCCTTGAATTTTCCGAGTCTACACGGTATTCCGATAGACTACAGTCCAAAATGAGATAAAAACAGGAGAAAACCTTGAAAACACCGAGAAAGAGAGGAATTTGAAATGACAACCAGTGGAATCACGAATATCAATGCCAAGCTGATTCACCAGCATCCGGATAACCCACGAAAAGACCTGGGCGATTTATCAGAGCTGAGTGAGTCAATAAAGAAGAAAGGAATTATGCAGAATCTTACGGTAATTCCGGGATACTGGGATGAAAACCGGGCGCACCACGATGAAGGATACACGCTGATCATCGGGCACCGCCGGTTTGCCGCCGGAAAAATGGCAGGCGTAACTATGTATCCATGCCGGATCGTGCAGGACATGAGCTACAAAGACCAGGTCGGAACCATGCTGGAAGAGAATATGCAGCGCATCGATCTGACGGTCCTGGAACAGGCGGAAGGCTTCCAGATGATGCTTAACCTTGGAGATACGGAAGAACAGATTGCGGAAAAGACCGGATTCTCCAGGACAACCGTCCACCGGAGGTTGGAGATCGCGAAGCTTGACCGGGATCTGGTGAAGGAAAAGACGGATGAGAACGGGGCATATCAGCTAAATCTAAAAGACCTTGCCCAACTGTCGAGAATCGAGGATGTTGAAACCAGAAACCAAATCTTAAAAAATGCAGCGGACTCCAGGCAGATCCAGTGGAAAGTAGAAGCAGAGATTAAAAATAGGGAGAGGGAGAAGAATAAAAAGATTATTGTCGAACTCTTGGAGGCAGCAGGAATCAAGAAAGCACCAAAGGAGATTGAGAAAAAGAAGTATACGGCAGAACTAAAAGAGGTAAAAACGTTCAATCTGGAGAAAGAACCACCAAAGAGAATCAATATCCGCGGAAAAGAACTGTATTATCTGGATGGTTGGAATGGGATTGATGTAGTGGAAAAACTCCCGAAATCAGAAAAGGTTGAAACAGAATGGGACAGGCAGAGAAAAAAGATAAAGCAGTTGAAAGCTTTACAGAAAAAAATGAATGAAAGAAAAAAAGAATTCATCCGGACAATAGCGGACGGAAAAATCGAACTGCTAAAAGACGAGGAACGCCAGAAAATCATTGAAAAGATGATTCGGAACATGATGGAGAAGTCCTGTTGGTTAGGAAATGGAATGGTTCTAAAATTTTTTACCGGGAAAAGCCTGTATGATGCAGATGAGAAAGAAAAGGAAGAAGCAGAAGAAAAAATACAAACACTGGATACGCAGGTGTTGCTCCTGATTGCAATGAACAACATGATGGATGATTATACCGGGGATTTAGTAGAGTATTCCGGAGAATACAAAGAGGATGCCGGAAAGAGATACCAGGAATGCTTCAAAATCTTAATGCGTTATGGCTGGAGTTATGAAAGAGAAGAGGCGGATTTGGTTTACGGCAACCATGAGCTATACAAAAAGGAGTCCTAAGATGGAGCAGTTAAGTGTAGAAGACTGGAAACCGGATGCCTGCCCGAAAAATATAACCGTAGAAGAATATCTGGCCACATTTCCCAAAATAAAATTAACCCGCCGGGAATATCTCCAGACAATTCCATTGTATCATGCGGCTCTGTACCTTGCAGAGACAACCCAAAAAGTACACAGTTCACAGGAATGGTATCTGTATTTAAACGAAAAAGTAGATCAAAACGGGGAGGTGTTATCTGGTGAATATGATGTTTCCGAAACCAACCAAGAAGAAACGTAAGAAGCACAAAAAAAGCATTATGCAGCCAAAAGGCGATCGTCGGTGCTATCTGTGTATGTTACTGGATGGAGATTTTACATACAAGCCATATCTGGAAGAGCATCATGTTTTGTTTGGTAACACCCATGCATTTGCAGAGGCGGAAGGGTTAAAAGTAAATCTCTGCCTGGAACATCACCGGAACGGACCGGCAGCAGTCCATAACAATGCCAAGAACGCGCGGATCCTGATGGCGAAAGCCCAGGAAGTGTACGAAAGAACCCATACAAGGGAAGAATGGATGAAAAACGCCGGAAAGAATTATTTATAGGCACCACAGGAAGTTAATATATCACAATTTCGCAGAGTGCATGGCTGCCCGGTGCGGCAGCCAGAAAGGAGCGACATGAAGAAAGAGCTGTTTGAGCTTAAAAGAAACATGAGGATAGAATTATGCAACATCACTAAGATAACAGGATATATCGTAGACAATAACAGGGACTGTCGGTTGGAGTTTACAAAGACATTTTTAAATATTCCGGAAACAGAGCAGTTCAAATATTTGGATATTTTCGAAAAGGTCTTATCTGGAAAGCCGGGAAAAAATATGTTCCAGTTGGATTTTCTGGACAAAGAAAGAGCCAGATATTTAAATGCCATTGCAAATACAGAGCTGAAGGACGATGAAGTGCGTCAGATCTTCTTGGAAGAAATTGCAGAGTCCATAGATGTATCGAACAAAACATACACCTTAATCCTGATCGCCAGCGGAATCTATGATATCCCGAAGATTGCCACAGATGGAACTGATCTGTATGAAAGCGAAGAGGTTTACCGGTATATGATTGGTTGCTTATGTCCGGTAGGATTATCGGCAGCAGGATTATCCTATGCACCGGAGCTGACAGACGTTCAGGAACGGACAAGGGACTGGGTGGTAAGCATGCCGACGCAGGGATTTTTATATCCAGCATTCACAGACCGTCACAGTGATCTGGATCATGTCTGGTACTATAGCAAACGTCCGAACGATCCGGACAAAGGATTGATCACACAGACCTTATGGTGTAAATTACCGTCTACGCCGGAAGAACAGAAAAAAGCATTTAGGGAAAGCTTAAATGCAGTGAACGGAAAAGTGAGCCTGGAGCAGGCGAAAGATCTGTATCATTCACTTGGAAGAATCAAGGATATTAAATCGGATTCAGAAGATAGAAGGCTGAAAGCAAGCGAGATAGAGAATGTCTTGAAAAACATTGGGATTGATCCGGAGGCGGCAGCAGAAAGTGCCAAAGGCTGCAATATTGCCGAGATTGACACAGAGAACACCGTAAATACGAAGAGATTTGAAATCGGACTTCCGGATGCGCATGTGACCGTAAATGCTGATCGGACGGATCTGGTATCAACCAGAGTGATTGATGGTGAAGAATACATCCTGATCAAAGCAGACGGCGGTATCTGTGCAAATGGAATCATTTTAGAGAACCGGGAGAGTGAGAAAGATGAAGAGGAAGATGACTAAACCCGGCAATATGCGGGCGTTCATATACTCGGTAAGTAAGAAAATGCGCAAGGTAAGACGGAAAGGAACAAAAAAATGAAAGTTGGAGACAAAGTACAGTTAAGGCGCAGGATCTCCCAGAAGGGAGGTAAAACCAGACTCGCCACGGAAAAGGTCACGATCCTTGGAATCTATCCGCATCATATACAGGTCAGAAACCAGAAAGGGATTGTGAGGAGCTATATAAACTGGGAGTGGCAGCAGTTGACCAGCAAAGAAGGAATGGAAGGCGTAGAATCATGGCGCAGGAAGGGGTAAATAATGATTGAAAAAGAAGTATGCCTGATGTGCGAAAACTATTCTGAAGACACAAAATGTGATCAGCATGATAGCTGTAAGCTCATGGCGGTGCTAAAAGAGAATCGGGCACTAAAGAAAAAAGTAAGCCAGTTGAAACGCCAATTGGATGAATCAGAACTGAAACGATCATACATGGTAAATCCAAGTGCAATTGGATACCGTAATGATATGGGGTGGTAAAGGAGAAAAAAATGGGAAAATTGTCAAGAAGAGATATGGAAGAGTTAAGAGAAGCCTGCAGCTACGATTGCGGATATACCGATACAGAAGAGGTTGTAAAAGATATCACAGCGCAGGTTCTTGAAGAATTGGATTCGGATACAACATATGGAGATGAGGTTGGGCTGGTAGACAGCGACAGAGGAGAAGAATTTACAACACTGGATGACTTTGTGAGAATCTTCTGGGATAAGGCAGTAGAAAAGATCCTGAATGTTGTAGAGACACAGGGGAGGTAAGAATATGGAAAACAGAGAATTAAAAGAATATCTTGCAGAATTTGCCGATAATGCACCAGTGAGCATTATTATGGCAAACCCAAAAAAAAGAAAGCTATATATTCCGGAAGAACTTTTTATGTTAAGAGATGAAAAAATAGGACAACCGGTGGTTTGCATCCAGATCGCAGAAGAAAGAGAGATGAAGGAGGATGAAATAAAAGCAGCTGAAGAAGATGAAAAGAGGGAAAAGTAAGAGATTAAATTTCCGAAACTTTTATTTTTCAATTTCCAAAAGAAGAGGAGGCTGAAGATGAATAATCAACAAGCAATAGATAGATTAGTGAAACATCTTGAATGGGGCTGGACTGAGGAAACAGTAGAAGCCATTGAAATGGGGATACATGCACTAAAAGAAACACAGTGGATTCCATGCAGTGAGAAGATGCCGGAGGATAATACGGATGTAATTGTATGCTTTTACAGCGGAACAGTAACAGAGATGAGATATTGGGGAAATGGAATCTTTCAAGGAATCTATGAACACACGGCAAAAACAATTGTTGCCTGGATGCCGTTGCCGGAACCTTATAAAGGAGAATGATATGAGCGAATTAAAACCATGTCCTAGATGTGGAACGAAAGCATATCTTTCAAGAGATGTAGTAGACGGATTTTATTTCGGATGGTCGGCTGGCTGTCCGAGATACTGCCACTACGATGGAATACATGGAACAACAATAGATACGTCCGAGGAAGATTGCTATGCGGTACACGGAGCGAATTCCAAAGAGGAAGCTATTGAGATATGGAATAACCGTGTTGAGCATCTGAAAGAACTCGATCAACAGAAAGGTTGCAAGAAAATCTTCGAAGAAATGCAAAAGAATCAGTTGAGATAAAGGAGAAAAAGATGGAAATTAAAGAAGCTATGGAGATATTGGAGAAAGACATACATACAGAAGTTCCGAAAGCAGCTATCAGTGCAAGAAAGCATGATGCAGCTGTGCGAATGGCTCTCGTTGCGTTGGAAAAGCAGATTCCAGTAAAGCCGATTATCTTAGACCAACTGAACGGAGATATCGACTACGAATGCCCTATGTGTGGCAAACAGGTAATGTCGGATGCGGAAAGCAGAAACAACTATTGTGGCGAATGTGGTTGTAAATTTGATTGGAGTGAAATTGATGAGACTGATTGATGCGGATGAATTTCAAAAACAGATAGCAGGAATGGCAATCCTGAACAATTATCCACCAAACAAAGCTAATGCACTTTGCGAATTGGTAGATAACCAGCCGACAGCATTTGACGTGGAGAATGTTGTCTCTAACTTAGAGCAGCTAAAGCTTGATGGAGCTTGTGAGTACTGCGGATATTGCGAATGTCTCAATGAGTGCTGGGATGGAGATATGAGTGAAGAGCACGCTATCAATATGGCAATTGAAATAGTGAAGCGAGGTGGACTGGATGAAAGTTAAGATCGAAGACTTCTTACTGACAATGGGAGAATATTGCAAAGAACATGATGTTGAAGAGTGTTTACAGGGAAAATGCGGGCTAAGTGTAGACCATGATGATCTCGGAAATGGTGATGAATACAATGGATGCATCATGTTTGGATGCAATCATCCGAAGTATGCAAAGATGATAAAAAAAGAAATTCTGAAGTACATGAAAGAAAGGCGGAAGCACAGATGAAAAGAGAAATATTATTTAAGGCAAAGCATATCCATGCGCTACCGGAAAATGAATGGATGGAGGGAAAATGGGTAGAGGGATTTCTTTCTGGTGAAGATTACATAAACGATGGGACTTATGAATACATGATTGATCCGGATACGATCTGCCAGTACACTGGACTCATGGATAAGAATGGAAAGAAGATCTGGGAGAATGATATCCTTATGTGCCATGATAATCCGGTTGATCTTGTAAAAGCAGTATTCGGAGAGTTTAACGTCATAGAAGTGGAAAGCGAAGAAGTAATAGACAGTGTAATTGGATGGCACTACGAAACGATTCCGACGGATGCTCTGAGCAAATGCGAACCGTTTTGCTATTCAATGCCATTAACGGAAGATTATGTAAAAAGGTGTAAGATGAAGGTTATCGGGAATATTTGGGATAAATCGGAGGATGCAAAACCGAAGGAAACCGATAATATTATTTATCATGATTTCATGAAGAAAGGCAGAGAATAATGAGTAACGGATGGATTCCAACAACAGAAAGACTCCCAGATCAACGGGAGTTCATAGAATCATATGTCAGAAGTGCATATGCAGCGGAGTTTCTGGTTACGATCGAGGGAGCAGATAAGGCAACAACATTGTATTATTCCCAGACAGGTGTCTGGTTCGATGAACAGGGAGAACCGTATAAGGTTGTGGCGTGGATGCCGATTCCGGAAAGGTATAAGGGATAATGGAAGATAAATATACAAAGACACTTGCATGGATAATTACAACAGTTGCAGTAATTATTGCAATGAAATGGACGGGATCAGCGTGGTGCTTATGGGCGCTGTTCATTCCGGCAATGATAGAGTAGCAGAGAAGGTGATGAAACATTGTATAAAAACCAGGAAGGATATCGTGATCCGGCAGCAGGCAAAGCCATCCAGGATGCAAGCCGCATCCCACATCACGTAAAGGAAGCACATAAAGCATTAAAGGATATAGCAAGTCTGCTTGGATTCGAGGTCTTAGTATTAAGAGACAGGAAGACAGGGAGGGTATACCGATGGAAACAGTGAAAGAAGAGAACGAGAAGAAAAAGGAATACCTGAAACAGTACGGCAAAGCATTACGCCAGGAGAAGCGGATCGAGGAAGAGCTGGAACGCTTAAAGCTGGATAGGATGCTTCCGGGAGCACTGGCAGCAGATGGACTGCCAAAAAGCAGCAACCTTTCTGATCTGTCGGATTATGCAGCAGAAGTGGACGAACAGGAACGGAAACTGGTGGAACAGAGAAAGAAAAGAGTTAGGATCCGGACTGAAATCAGGGAAAGAATTGAGCAGATGGAAGACGAGACAGAGAAAGATATCCTGACTTATCATTACATAGATCTTATGAGATGGAAAGAAATCTGTGCAAGAACCGGGTATTGCTGGCAGTATGTGCATAAAAAGCATTCAGATGCATTGAAAAAATTTAAATATGCGATAGAATGCGACACTCAACCTGTGATATAGTATATGCAGGTAAAGAATTGAAACGGGGTAGCAGTCGAAAGATTGTTGCCTTTTTCTTTGCCGTAAATTCTGGAAAGAGGTTTGGCGGTTTACTCTGGAAAGAATTTATTCATACGTCAGTACATTTGTTTGTTGCAATTACTTTTTTAGAACTCCTTATTACAGATACAGAAACCGTCAGAGGAAAGAAACCATGGATAGAGAAGAGATAATTGATAAACATAAATGCCTATTGGACAAGATGAAAGAAGATAGAATATTTTCAATATGCTTTGAAAACAATGCAGTTTATCTGAATGAACAGTGTGATGATTATTTTTCTCACCAACTCACAAAAGAAGACTGCTTGGAATTATCAAGCCTTTTTGGTGAGCTTGCAACTGTAATGAATAGAAGGTAGAGATGAATGGCAAAAGAATTTGCAAGAGCGTTCTACAATTCAAAGAGATGGAAGGATTGTAGAAGAGCATACATAGCAAAGAGAATATCGATTGACGGCGGAATGTGTGAGACCTGTCATGAAGTACCAGGATACATCGTACATCACAAGATAGAACTGACGCCGGACAACATCAGTGACTTGGACATTGCGTTAGGATTTAATAATCTAAAGTATGACTGCCATATCTGCCATCAAAAAGAAAATATGAAAGATGGACCGGCGGACGGTCTTGTGAAATATGAATTTGATAGCGAGGGGGAAATGGTCGTACTCCCCCCTGAAAAATAATTTGTAAAAAATCACGGCTGACCACAGTCCTACCTCCATGCAACACGCAGGTCGCGCGCGTGAGGGGGTGTAGGTAATGGTGAAAAAAATAAACGAAAAAAGGAAGGAGAAACCGGGAAAAGTGGCGAAATACGAGGGGAAAACCAAAGAACAGATTATTGCGGCCGAGAAAAGAAAACTTGGCGGAATCTATAAAAAGCTTGATGAAAAAACAAAAAAAGCAACAGAAAATCTCGTAGAAGAGGCTGCTTTCATGGGTGCTTCTCTACATGAATTGCGACAAAAGATTGCCGAAAAAGGTTACACAGAAGAATACCAGAATGGTGCGAACCAGAAAGGCGTCAAGAAGTCTGCAGAAGTTGAAATATATAATACAATGATCAAAAACTATATGGCTGTCATAAAGCAGCTGACGGATTTGGTACCGAAAGAGCAGGTGGCGACCAAGACAAATGATAGATTCGAGGATTTTGTAAATGGCAGGGATGATTAGATACCCTGAGGAATACAATCCGATTCTGGAATACTGGGAAAAGATCCAGAACAAAGAAATTATTGTATCGAATAAGGTGTATCGGACTTACAAGAAAGTTGTTTATGATATTCAAAACCCAGGAGAATATTATTACAGTCCTAAGCGAGCAAATCATGTGATCGAGTTTGCTGAAAATTATTGCAGACATTCCAAAGGAAAATTTGGTGGGAAAAGAGTTTTGCTTGAATTGTGGGAAAAAGCTTATCTCGCAACAGTGTTTGGATTTATTGATATTGAGGGCAATCGGAAATACCGGGAATCGATCTTGATTGTGGGAAAGAAAAACGGAAAATCTCTTCTGGCATCTGTAGTTGGTCTTTATATGCTTACTGCTGATGGAGAAATGGGACCGGAAGTATATGCGGTTGCCACTAAGAAAGATCAGAGTAAGATTATCTGGTTGGAATCAAAAAGAATGGTAAAGAAATCACCATCACTTCTGAGAAGAGTGAAACCTCTGGTGGCAGAACTTACGACAGAGTTCAATGATGGTGTATTCAAACCTTTGGCTTCAGATAGTGATACTCTGGATGGTCTTAATATCCATTGTGTTCTAATGGACGAGATCCACCAGTGGAAACAGGGGAAAGCCTTGTATGATATCATGGCGGATGGAATCACAGCGAGGGAACAGCCGCTGATCAGCATTACTTCAACAGCCGGAACTATCCGGGAAGATATCTATGATCAAAAGTATGAAGAGGCAGAGAATGTGATCAATGGATATTTTGATCCAGATGGCTACAAAGACGAACATCTGATTGCATTTATTTATGAATTGGACAATCGGAAAGAGTGGACGCAGGAAGAATGCTGGATGAAAGCAAATCCGGGACTTGGAACGATCAAGAATGCCAAAACTTTGAAAGACAAGGTGGAAAAAGCCAAGAAAAATCCGATCATGGTTAAAAATCTGCTTTGTAAAGAGTTCAACATCAGGGAAACTTCATCAGAGGCATGGCTCACATTTGAACAGGCGAATAATCCGGAAAAGTACGATCTGGAAGTGTTAAAGCCGAGATATGGAATCGGCGGAGTCGATCTGTCGTCTACAACGGATTTAACAGCAGCGAAAGTATTGTTTAAAGTTCCGAATGATGAACATATTTATGTAATTTCCATGTACTGGATTCCAGAAGAACTGGTAGACAAACATGTGACAGAGGACAAAGTACCATACGATATCTGGATAGAAAAAGGATATGTGCGGACGTGTCCAGGAAACAAGATTTCCTACAGAGATGTAAAAGCATGGTTTGTAGAAATACAGGAAAAGCAAGATATTTATTTGAATATGTTCGGCTATGATGCATGGAGTGCAAAATATTTTGTGGAAGATATGCAGGACTATTTCGGAAAATCAGCAATGATACCGGTGATTCAGGGAAAAAAGACTTTATCGCAGCCGATGAAGTGTCTTGGAGCTGATCTGGAAAGAAAGCTGATCGTGTATAACAACAATCCGGTTGATAAATGGTGTTTGTGCAATACGGCAGTAGATATTGACAGAAACGATAACATACAGCCGATCAAAACAAGCAGTCCAAGAAGAAGGATTGATGGAACAGCGGCGTTGTTGGATGCCTATGTAGTGATGCAGGATAACATAAATGAATATATGTCATTGATTTAGAGAGCCAGGAGGCTCTTATTTTTGTGGAGGTAACATGAAACCATTTTGGAAAAGAGAACCAACAAAGACAGACGAAAAAGCAACAGAGCATAACATGATCAAGATGATTACCATGACAGGTGATTATTACTATGCGTGGGATGGAAAGTTATATGAAAGTGATATTGTAAGAGCCTGCATCCGTCCGAAAGTGAAAGCGATCGGAAAGCTGGTTGGAAAACATATCCGAGATGATCCGAAAGGCGGGATCAAGGTAAACACGGAAGCGAACATCAGATTTTTACTTTCCGAACCAAACCCGTATATGACGGCACAGCAGATGCAGGAAAAGGTTGCTACACAGTTATGTTTGAATAATAATGCATTCATATTGATCGTACGGGATGAGAACGAGAAACCGGTGCAGTTGTATCCAGTCCCGTGTGTGTCTGCCGAAGCAAAGTATGACAGCTCGGGTGAATTGTTCCTGAAATTTTTGTATCGTAATGGGAAAAGTGGGACATTTCGGTATGCAGATATCATCCATTTGCGCCACGATTACAACGAAGATGATATTTTCGGAGACAGTCCTGCGCCGGCACTTACGCAGATGATGAATGTGATCGGCACGATTGACAAAGGGATGATCCGCGCAATCAAGAACAGCGGGATCATACGGTGGCTTCTGACTTACAGTTCATCAATGAGGGAAGAGGACATCAAGAGAAATGTTGAGAAGTTCGTTGAAAATTATCTGGCTGTTGAAACGGATACGTTCGGGGCGGCTGGCGTGGATGCGAAGGCAAAGGTGGAGCGAATTGAACCAAAAGATTACGTTCCAAATGCAGCACAGACGGATCGCACAATCGAAAGAATCTATTCATTTTTCAATACCAACAAGAAAATTGTCCAGAGTGATTATAACGAGGATGAATGGAATGCGTATTACGAAGCGGAGATAGAACCGGAAGTTGTTCAGATGCACCAGACCTATACAACCGGAATCTTTACCAGAAAGGAACGGGGGTTCGGAAACCGAATCGAATTTGAAGCAAACAATCTTTCCTGCGCAAGCCTTACAACAAAACTGGCATTCCAAGCAATGGTTGACAGAGGTGCAATGCTTCCGAATGAATGGAGAGCAACGCTGAATATGGCTCCGATTCCGGGTGGCGACGAACCGATACGAAGACTGGATACGCAGGTTGTGAATCTGGTGAAAGAAGCTTTGGGAAAAATGGACAGTAAAAATTACATGGTCACTGCGGAAATTATAACAAGATTACTTGATTCTGCGGAAGGAGGCGATAAGAAGAATGAAATACAGGATTGATATTAAAGGCGTTATGATCCCGAACGATTATAAGTGGTATTATGACTGGTTCGGCGCGGACAGCACAGCTCCGAAAGATGTAACAGATGTGCTGAAAAATGTTCAGCCGGGTGACGAAGTGGAGGTCATGATAAATTCTCCAGGAGGAATCATTGATGTAGGATCTGAAATCTACACTATGCTTAGGCAGTGTGCGGCAGATGTGAAAATCTATATTACCGGTCAGGCTTGCAGTGCTGCATCGATTGTGGCAATGGCAGGATATTGTGAAATGTCCCCGACAGCACTGATGATGGTACATTGTGTTTCTTCGGGCACAGAAGGAAATCACAGCGATATGGAACATATGGCGGAAACGCTGCGAACAGCAGACAATGCGTTGAGTACAGCGTATGTTGCCAAGAGCGGAATGAGCCAGGAAGAGGCACTCGAAATGATGGAGCATGAAACCTGGCTGACTGCAGATCAGGCGAAAGAAAAGAAACTGATTGATAAGGTTATGTTTGAAGAAAAGGAAACAAACTTACAGCTTGTGGCAGGACCTATGTTCAAATTGCCGGATCAGACAAAGATGAATGCGGCAAGAAAAATGATGGAATCCGGAGAGGAAGTTCCGGATAAAGTGGCACTGCAGAAGTTAAAACTTTTAAAATTGAAGGGAGAAAAAAGATGAACAAAAAGCAGTATGAAGCGATGAGAAAAAAACTGATGGATGAAGCGGAAGGTCTGATCAATGAAGGGAAGATCAAGGAAGCAGATTCTAAAATGGATGAAGTAAAGGATCTGGATGAGAAATGGGATGCGATTGCGCAGGCACAGGCGAATTTCAAAGCACTGAATGAAGAACCGAAACCGTTAAATGTATTTGAACAGAATGGCAGCAAGGCTGATTTTGGAGCAAAAGTTTCAGAACCGGAAAATATTTATAACTCTCAGGAATATCGAATTGCCTTCATGAATTATGTAGTCAATGGAACAAAGATTCCGGAGAAGTTCAAAAATGAAGCCGGACCGACTAAAACGGGAGATATCGGTTCTGTCATTGCACCGGTTCTGATTAGCCGTATTATTGAAAAAATGGAATCAATCGGTATGATTCTTCCACTGGTTACGAAGACCACTTTTGCACCAGGCGCAAGAATTCCAGCTTCAAGCGTAAAACCGGTTGCAACATGGGTTGCAGAAGGTGGAACAAGTGAAAAACAGAAAAAGACAACCGGCTACATTGATATAAGAGGTTTCAAGCTGAGATGTGCAATTTCAATGACACTGGAAGCAGTAACCATGTCGCTTACTGTATTTGAAACTGTATTTGTAAACAGCATTGCGGAAGCCATGGTGAAAGCACAGGAGGAAGCGATTGTAAATGGAGATGGAGAAGGAAAACCGAAAGGAATTTTAAATGAAACAGCTCCGGAAGGACAGAGCATCGAAGTTGGTGATAAAGATTCTTTATACAAGAAACTTGTTGAAGCAGAAGCCGCACTTCCGCTCGCGTATGAAAATGGTGCGGTCTGGAATATGACGAAAAAGACCTTCATGGCATTTGTCGGAGAAGTGGATGCGAACGGACAGCCAATCGCAAGAGTAAACCAGGGAATTGACGGAAAACCGGAGCGCACACTTCTTGGAAGAAAAGTCGTGCTCAATGACTATATGGATAGCTATGGAGCTGCAACGGAAGCGGATACTACAGTGGCATTCCTGTATGACTGGTCTGATTATATGTTCAATACGAATTATGCAATGACTGTTAAAAAGTATGAGGACAATGATACAGAAGATGAGATTACAAAGGCGGTTATGATCTGCGATGGAAAATCTCTGGAACTGAATTCGCTTGTAGTCATGAAGAAGAAAGCGGCTTAAGATGGATGGAAGGATAATTGAGAGGCTGAAAAAACGTGTCGGGACCAGGAATGATGAAGAAATCAATGAACTGGCACTGGCGTGTGTAAAGGAATTGGAAAACACTGGTGTGTACGGCGATCCGGCAACGGATGCGCTGTACTATCAGGCAATGGTTCTGTATTGCAAAGCAAATTTCGGATATGATGAAAATACAGAGCGCTTCCAGACAGCCTTTGAAAAACTGAGGGATTCCATGGCACTTTCCGGGGATTATGCAAAGGAGAAGAAAAATGGAAACGGCGGAACTGATCTGGGAGAAAATCTGTAAAAATGAAAATGGTTTCCCGGAAAGAAAAAGATGTTCTGTTGAAGTATATGCAATGGAAAAATCCGTAACCAGAGCGGAAGCATATGAATCTATGCGGGCAGGAGTAAATGCCCGCATTATACTGAAACTCAGGACAGATGACTGGGAAGCAAGCAGACATCCAGGAGAAGATGGAAAACCAGAATACGCAAGAAAGGTGATCTACGAAGAGGCAGAGTACGACATTATCCGTGCTTACAAAAAAGGAAAATCTTTCGTAGAAATAACGTGTGGTTAAGATGGGATTTCAGGCGATAGGATTTGATGATTTTGCGAAAGAACTGGACCGGCTTGGTAAATTAGATGAGTATGCGCCGGATATGTTGGAGACGGCGGCACCGATTCTGGAAAGAGAATTGAAAGGCCAGGTGCAGGCAGAGGCAAACAGAGGGTATGCAACGGGAGATCTTGCCGGATCAATCAAATCAAGGAAACCGGAAAAGAATGAACGAGGCCATTATGTAACGATCACAGCGAGCGGAAAAGACAAAAAAGGTGTTCGCCGGAATGAGAAACTGGCATATCTCAATTATGGAACAACAAAGCAGCAGGCAAGACCAGTTATTTCCAAAGCAGTACAGAATGCAGAAGGAGAATGTCTGGAAGCAATGCAGAGGAAGTTTGACGAGGTGACAGGACCGTGAATGTAAATCAGAAAATAGAGAACACACTGGGAGTAATCACAGAGAATATCTGGCCACTGTGCTGTCCTTATGAATCCCCGCCAGGGAAATATATCGTATATAATCCGGAAATTGATTCAGCGGAATGTTTTGCTGATGATGAAGACCAGGAATGGACATTGCACATGCAGATCCATTTATATACCCGGGAAGACTATATGGATGACAGAAAAACGATTCGTAAATTATTGCGAAAAGCAGGATTTACGGTGACTGATATAGATTCCATATACGAGAAAGAAACAAAATATTACCATTTGTGCTTTTCTTGCTATATTGAGGAGGAAGACTGATGGCTTATACAGGATTGGCACACGTTGTCGGCGCGAAATACAGTGAGACGGAAAATGGAATCCAGTATTCAAACGGATTTCGATATGGATCAGCTGTAAGGATAAGAATTGATCCAAAATATGAAGATGTTAGCGAATACGGGGACATCAATTCAGAAGACGAGGAAGAAATGTTTGCGTATGCATCCGTAACGCTGGAAACTTCGGAGATTACCCAGACGGCCGAAAAAGAAGTTTTCGGACTCGAAGTATCAGAGACTGGTTCTGCATCGAATGAAACAGATTTGTCTGAATACATTGGTCTGGGAGTCAGAGTGAGAGAAAAGCGTAATGGGAAAACGTACTATGTGGCAGTCTGGCTCTATAAAGTTCGGCTGACAGAGGATGAACAGGACATAGAGACAAGGGGAGAAGCACTAAAGTATGTGACAATGCAGGCATCAGGAAAAGCGGTGCCGGCATACGGCGGACAATGGAGAAAAAAAGAAATATTTAACACAATGCAAGAAGCGGATTCCTGGCTGGAAGAAATGGCAGGAATCGGAAAGGAAGAATAAAATGGCATATGTAGGACTTAGAAAACCAATTATTGCAAAATTGTTAGAAAGTGGAAAATACGATAAGCCTTTTGCCTGCGGAAAGGCGATTGGACTGCAGGTAAACCCGAATTATGCAGAAGGCAGTCTAAATGCGGATGATAAGCAGGCGGAATACGACAAAGAGTTTACTTATGCGGAAGTAACACTGAATACCAGTACACTTCCAATCGAAGCACACGAAAAAATGTTTGGACATACGGTTGGTACTGAAAAGAAAAATGTAAAATTCAATGTAGATGACCAGGCGAACTATGTTGGAATGGCATGGGTGTCTGTTGAAAAAGTGGATGGAGTCAGAAGTTTTATTGGAAATTTTCTGAAAAAAGCAAAATTTACGGAACCGTCAGAAGATTATTCAACCAAAGGAGATTCTATTGAATATAAAACACCGTCTATTTCGGGAAGAGCGCTTGGACTGGATGACGGATCATGGAAAGAAACAGAGGCTTGCAGCTCAGAAGAAGATGCGCTGAAATGGATCAATACGATGTTTGGAGTAACAGAATAATCGGAGGCAGGAAAATGTTTGAAGAAATGAATATGATCGTATTATCTGGAAAAGAATACCCTATGAAATGTGACAATCTTGTCCTGGAAAAGATCCAGGACAAGTATGAGGATCTTGGAAAATATGAAAATATGCTGAATGGATTCGTACCGGAGCTGGATGAATACGGTGAAGAAGTCAGAAATGAAGACGGACTTCTTGTTGGACATTACAAGATGCCGGATATCAAGATTATCAACGAGGCAGCGGTATGGTTCATTCAGGAGGGACTCGCAATCAAACGGGAAGAAAACAAAGAGGAGATTCCGGAAATCAGTGATCGAACACTGATCCGGCAGATTGATTTCAACCCAAGAGAATTATCTACAATCTTGCATCAGGAATTCTCAAGATGTTTTGAGAGAAAAAACGCGACAACCACGCAGGGGAAGGCGGAGAACCAGAACCGATAAACTTTGCGTGGGTGGTACTTATTGGGATGCGGATTGGATATACGGAAAAAGAGGTTGCACATATGTATTTCGGTAAATGGTGCGATCTTTTTGAAGAATTCAAGAAAATGCATAATATTACGATGAGAAGACAGGTTTTTGAGCAGCAGAAAATTGCTTCAATGATGGATTTGTAAAGAAAAATGTGGTATGATGTAGAAAGAAGAGGAGGACTGGAAATGCAGAAAGTTAAGATATATGCATGGGTGATATATAGAATACTTGTATTTTATGCAAAACGGCATATTTATATTGCGACAGCGCTCCTGTCTGTTACGGCAGCCTCTCTTTTTGAGTTCGCCACAACAGGAAAACTGTTCTGCCTGGCGCTTCCGTTTATAACGGCTCTGATTATTTATATCCCACGGCATATTTATTTCAAACTGGATGAATTTGCATCACCGGGAATTAAGGGACGGCATTTATGCGAAAAGCGAAAAGTCAAAGAAGAATTGAACAAATACATAGAAGAAAGCATAGCAAAAGATTTTGGTAGATGATGCATGAAAACCGCCTGAGAAGGCGGTTTTTTTATGCCGGTTTGGAGAGAAGAAATGGCAAAGAAAAAAGTGGGCGCATACATTACGCTCGATGGCGAAAAAGAATTCAGATCAGCGGTGACACAGTGCAATAAAAGCCTGTCTACAATGAAATCGGAAATGAAGCTTGTAGAAGCGGAAACGGCGGGAAATGCAAACTCGGTTGATACATTGCGTAAGAAGAATGAGGTCCTGACAAGGACGCTAGATAAGCAGGTAGAAAAAGAGGAGGCAGTAAGGAAAGGTTTGACACATGCACAGGAAGATTATGCACGTGTTGGAACAGAACTTCAGGAGTACCGCACAAAGCTGGAACAGGCACAAAGCACACTGGATGAAATGAAACAGTCTTCGGATGTTTCAGAAGAAGCGTTATCACGGCAGCAGGAAGCAGTCAGTGAATTAACGGAAAAGGTGGAAAAAGGTGAAGCCACCTACCAAAGAGCCGGAAACAGAGTGGAGGACTGGCAGAAGCAGTTAAATAATGCACAGGCACAGACAATCAAGGCAACGAGAGCGGTAAATGAGAATACGGCCTATCTGGAAGAGGCAGAAAAAGCAACAGACGGGTGCGCCAAAAGTATTGACAAGTTTGGAAAACAGACAGATGATGTTGCAGAAAAGATTACCAGTACCGGGAAAATTATTAAGGCAAACTTGATCAATACAATGGTAGACGCCGGAAAAAGTCTCGCAACGAATGTGTTCAAAGATGCGGTGCAGGGGACGCTGGAGCTTCAAGATGCACAGCAGAAACTCCAGGCAAGTACAGGGGCAACAGCAAGAGAAACTGCAGCTTATTCACAGGAAATGCAGAATCTGTATAAAGGTGGTTACGGAGATGCGATTGATGAAGCCGCAAGTGCAATGGCGTTGGTGAAGCAGTATACGAATGAGACAGATCCGACAAAAATCAAAGAGCTTGCAGAGAACGGAATGGCATTGGAAGACGTATTTGGGATGGATCTGAGCGAATCAATCAGAGGCGCAGATGCACTGGTGACAAATATGGGGATCGATGGTAAGACTGCATTCGATTTGATGGCAAAAGGAGCTCAAAACGGGTTAAATAAATCCGGAGAACTTGCGGATAATCTTACGGAATATTCTTCTCTGTGGGCGCAGGCTGGATTTTCAGCGGAAGAGATGTTTGCAATCCTTGAAAACGGTTTAAACTCCGGAGCATATAATCTGGATAAAGTAAATGACTACGTCAAGGAATTCGGAAACAGTCTTGCTGACGGAAGAATAGATGATCACATCAAATCATTTTCTGCCGGCACACAGGATCTTGTTAAAAAGTGGCATGATGGCAGTGCAACTACAAAAGAAGTGTTCCAGTCGGTGATTTCTGATCTGGCAAGCATGAAGAATGAGCAGGAAGCACTGACACTGGCAAGCGATACCTGGAGTGCGCTGGGAGAAGATAATGCCATGAAGGTAATTACTTCTCTGAACAACGTAAATAATTCCTATAAAAATGTCCAGGGAACCATGGAAAAGGTAAAGGACATCAAGTATGACAGTATCACAAACCAGTGGAAGGTTCTTGGAAGGACGGTGCAAGCGGATGTTGTACAGCCATTACTTGTGAAATATCTTCCAATGGCACAAAAAGGAATTAAACTGGTTGCAGACAATCTTGAAACGATTGTTCCGGTGGCAGAGCTTGCGGGAACTGCAATCGGTGGTATTTTTGTTGTAAATAAGAGCAAAAAGTTTATTTCTGAAGTAAAAGATGCCGGGGTCTCGCTGGTTGATTTCGGAAAAAAGGCGGCGGAACTGATTGGAATACGAACTGCAGCGACAACGGCAGAAGCAGCATCTACTGTGGCGCAGGAAGCACAGGCGGCAGCTACAGCAACGCAGACAGCGGCAACCGTGGCGCAGACAGCAGCAACAGAAGGGGCAACTGTAGCGCAGGCAGGATTTAATGCAGTATTGGCTGCGAATCCGGCAATACTGGTTGTGGCAGGAGTAACGGCGCTGATCGGAGTAACGGCTGTGTTGGCATCCAAAATGGGGGATGCGACCAGTGAAACGGACGAGCTGATACAGTCCACTTCCGAGCTGAAGGACAAAGCATCGGAAACAAGCGAAGCCTTGAAACAAGCAACTCAGAATATGACTTCTTCCATGGAAGAGGTAAATGCAAGCGGAACACTGGCGAATAACCTGACAGATGAGCTTGTAAAGCTTGCCGGACAATCCAATCAGACGACAGAACAGCAAAGCCGGATGAAAACGATTGTCATGGAACTGAATACCATGTTTCCGGAAATGTCACTTGCGATTGACGAGACAACCGGAAAATTAAGCATGAGTTCGGAAGAGATGAAGAACTACATAAAGAGTGCTTTGGAAATGCAGAAAATTCAGGTTGCGCAGGAAAAAATGAAAGACAGCGTGGAAAAGCTGGTGGATGCAGAAGTTGAAAAAGCAGATGCAGAGAACAAAGTTTCCGAAATTGGAGAAAAGCTTGCGGCGATCGAAGCGAAGCGGTCAGAAGTAAATGATGTACTCAGGGAAAAGACAGAGGCAACGAAAGAAGCACAGGAGAAGTATAGCGAGGCACTGAAAAAAGGTGCAGATAATGTTGATGAACTTTACGCTGCCACACAGGATCAGTCAGAAGCAACGATTGAGTATAACGGGAATATAGTTACAGTTACAGAGGCGTTAAGACAGATGGCTGACGATGAACGGGAACTCAATGATGCGAAGCAAACGGCAAAGGACAGTCAAAAAGAGATAAATGATGCAATCAAAGAAGCAAACGCCGAGATGGAACCGTATATGAGTTATCTCTCCGATATGACGGAAGAGACAAACAATAATACGGCAGCCACAAAGAATAATACCAGCGCAAAGACTGAGGCGACAGAGCAATCTTCGGTCAGTATTACAATGGCAGGTCAAGAACTGGAAGCATATCAGAATTTGTCAGTATCACAACAGGAACTGGCGGTGAATGTGACAAACAGTGTTCTTACTATGCAGGAAAATGTACAGAGTGCGCTGAAGTCCCAGATGGATATGTTTGAGGAGTTTGATGCCGGTACGCAGATTTCGACCGAGAACTTGCTGGCAAACATGCAAAGCCAGGTAGACGGCGTGACTGCATGGGAACAAAATCTGTCCGCTCTTGCTGATCGAGGAATTAACCAGGGCATTTTGCAGAAGTTGTCAGAGATGGGACCACAGGGATCCGGGTATGTTGCAGCGTTCAATTCCATGACAGATGAAGAACTGAAAAAAGCGAATGACCTTTGGAGCCAGAGTGTGGACATTCAGGGAATGACAAATGAATGGGGACAGCAGCTACTTACGTCTGGAGCTGCCAATATTGCAGGAGGAATGGATGGTCTTACATCTGTTATGCAGGAAAGTGGGACAAATACCGTGATGGGATTGGTTCAGGGAATGCAGAATGCACAGGAAAAAGCAAATTCTGCCGGTAAAGATCTGGGAGTCAAGACGGTTGAAGCGGTAAATAATGGCTTGGGATGTCAGTCACCATCGAAAAAGACAAGAGAATCTGGGAAAAACGTAGATCTTGGACTTGTCCAGGGGATGAAAAATGGAGAATCAAATGTAAAAACGGAAGCAAGAAGTGTAGCGAGTGGAGCAATCAATGTGTTTGCAGCACAATGTACGGCATCAAAGACGCAGTTATATGGATATAATCTTTCTATTGGTCTTGCGAATGGAATTTCGGACGGAAGATCTGCAGTTATCTCGGCGGCAAGCAGAGTGGCAAGCGATGCAATCGCAACGGCAAAGAAAAAACTGGAAATCAATTCGCCATCGAAAGTATTCTGGAGAATGGGACAGTATTCTATGCAGGGATTGGCAAATGGTGTGACAGAAAACTCTTTGCTGGCACAGAATGCGGTGAAAGAAGCGGTTGACTATAGCGGTACAAGCATGACATTTGGAAACATGGCTGAAAACGAGTATACACAGTATAAAGCACTTCGGAACATTATAAAGGACGCAGTGAAAGATCTACAGATCAGAGCCTACCTGGGCGAACGAGAAGTTACAAGAACATTGTCGGATTGGGGTGTGGTATTTAATGCTTAAATATTTAAGTGGAAGTTCACAGGAAGAAATTGTATTAAGCGATAAAAAGATCCGCGCAAAAATCAGGACATCCGGACTTTATGATTCGGAATGGGAAGTAGAAGATACGAAACAGGCACAGGGAAGGAAAGTTGAAGAGTTCAGAAGAGACGCAGCAACCTATAAAGTGATCATTGATTTCCTCGGTGATAAAAGGGAAAGAGCAGAAAACGCAAACCGTTTTGCGGATCTGTGTGAAGAAGATATCTTCAGAAAGTTTCCGGGAACGCTTTTTCTGAACGGTTACAAAATAAAATGTTTCGTGATCGGAAGTGAAATAGGCGCGAAAGACAGCCGTACCCGTATGGAACGGATTGAGGCTAAAATATATGCTCCATACCCGGTATGGGTGATGGAGGAAAAGAAAAGCTTTTATCCGGATTCAGCTGAGAGAAGAGAGGACTATGCATTTCTGGAGTATCCGTATGATTATTCATATGATTATTCAAGACCGAAATCCGGGACAGAAAATTGGTATATTGACCATTACAGGGACAGTAATTTTGAAATGACAATCTATGGTCCGTGTGTAGACCCGAAGATTATTGTAAATGGTTATCCGTATCAGGTAAACGACACCTTAGAAGCAGGAGAATATATTGTAATCAGGAGCCGTGAAAAGAAAGTGATGAAATATCTGAGTAATGGAACGATTCAAAGTATTTTTGAAAAGAGAGAGAAGAAAAACAGTGTATTTAAACGGATTCCTTCGGGAGAACTTATCCTTAACTGGGATGGGACTTTCGGGTTCGATTTGACCATTTACAAAGAGAGGGGTGCACCGAAATGGATCTGATATATACCGACACAAAAGGAAAAGAGCTTGGGGTTGTATACACAACGCTTGATATGGAGATTGGAGAAGAAGCCACGAATGATTTTGAGATTGAGTATAAGAGGTCAGAGTGGGATGGAACAGTCGAGAACGGCTGCTTTTTTTATGTTCCGGAAACAGAGTTTGGAGGCATAGTCCGGGAAATAAAAACCAGCACAAAGACGAATACCATTACGGCGAAAGGATATACCTGGCGTGGAATGATGATGAAAAAGATCATTGAACCGCAATCTGGACAGGATTATGCAACAGCAACTGGTGAACTTAATGAGATCGTGGGAGAAAAAGTAAAGGAAGCGTTCCCGGGGCTATTTTATGGAAGTGATGCAGATACAGGGGTACAAGTAAAAGACTATCAATTCGACAGATATTGCACGCTCTATGAGGGACTGCAAAAGATGCTGCAGTCGGTAGGATACAGACTGGATATCAAGTTTTTTCAAAGAGAAAAAGAAGAGTCAGGATATGTTGTGATCAGCGCAGTTCCGATTAGGGATCGTTCGGTGGAATGCGAGTTTTCAAATGACAACGGTCTATACTTTACGATGGATAACAATCAGCGCGGTATCAATCATATGATTTGTCTCGGAAAAGGCGAGCTCAAAGATCGACTGGTAATCCATTTATACGTTGACCAGAACGGAAAAATAGGGCAGACTCAGTTCTTCCAAGGCGTTGATGAGATTGCAGATATCTACGACAGTTCAAGTTCGGAATATGAGGATCTGTTAAAGGGTGGAACGGAACGGCTGGAGAAAGCGAAGAATTCCATAGAATACGATCTGACATTGGAAACGTTGGAAGACGAGATAGATATTGGAGATATCGTAGGCGGTCGAGATTATTTGACAGGAGTATATATGCGGAAACCAATTGGAAAGAAAATCTGGAAGATAACGGATGGAGAAGAAAAGATTGAGTACAAATTGAAAGGAGAAAGCTGATGGAAATCATTACAGGGTATACCGGAAAGCCGCATGTTACGGCAGAGCAGGACCGGGATGTCAATGAAGGAATTTTTGATACTGGATCATTTGTTCTTAAAACTGGCTCACAGCTGGCAGCAGAACTGGTATCAAATAACGAAATCAAAGTCAGAGACGGAGTATTGGTGATCCAGGGATGCACGGCGGTGATTAAGAAAAATACTTATGATCCGGTGACAATCGCAAACGGATCACAGGGAATGAAACGGATTGATCTTATTGTGGCGAGATATAATAAGAACGAGGAAACAAAAATAGAAGAGGTGATGCTGAAGGTTATTCAGGGAACACCAAATGCAAGCACGGCAGCAGTACCGACGTATAAAACGGGAGATATTCAGTCTGGAGATTTGGTAGCAGATATGCCACTGTATAAAGTAACATTGGATGGACTGAATGTTACGTCGGTGGATAAAATGTTTACGGTAATTCCTACGCTTCCTGAATTAAGTAGCAATTTAACCAAAACTAACACTGTTTTAGAGAACAGGAAACCAATATTCATTGATTCAAC